GGGACTAAATCTCCCTGCTTCCAACGAACACCTTCTTTCTGTATAATGCGCTGACAGTTAGCACACACTGTTTTAAGGTTACTAGGTCGACAGTTATTTAAATCTCCGTCTATGTGGAACACATTAAACTGTTCAGGTTGTTTGCTTTTAAATCCACACTTTTCGCACATTGACTTTTTCTCGTAACCTGCTTGCTTCCACTTAGGTATGCCATTGCCTAAACCGTTGCGTAGGCAGCTTTCGCATAGTTTGCGATAGTACGTTTTCTTTCCTTTTTTATAGTTTATAGCGGCAGGACGCTGTCCGCATTTGCATAATGGCCTCATATTGTATTTAGCTCACCTTTTCGGTCCCTTTTTCTACGGTATAACAGCATCCTTTTCGTCTAGATATGGTAAATACAAGTAATAGAATACCCAATCCAGATAGGAGAAATAGAATGGCATTAGTATCACCAGGTGTACAGGTTAGCGTAGTAGATGAAAGTTTTTACACACCCGCTGAACCAGGTACAGTTCCAGTAATTTTCTGTGCAACGGCACAAGATAAAACAAATGCTTCAGGTTCAGGCACTGCACCAGGCACACTAGCACAAAATGCTGGTAAGCCTTACTTAATGACTTCGCAACGTGACCTAGCTGAAACATTTGGCGATCCAATTTTCCAAATTGACGCAAACAACAATCCAATTCACGGAAGTGAATTAAATGAATACGGTTTACAAGCTGCATACTCGTTCTTAGGCGTAAGCAACAGAGCATGGGTAGTAAGAGCAGATATTGACTTAGGTTCTTTAGAGCCACAATCGTCAGCACCAACAGCAGATCCAGTAGACGGCACATATTGGTTAGATACAGCAAGCTCGTTGTTCGGTATCCAAGAATGGAATAACGCATCGATTGACATTAATGGGGGCCAGACATTTACAAATAAAGTTCCAAGAGTAATTACAAGTTCAGCACAGACAGAAGACGCAACTGATGACAATGGAAGAGTTGTTAAGCGTCCATTGTCGTCAATTGGTGAAATTGGCGATTACGCTGTAGTTGCTGTTACTAATCTTAATACATTTTGGTACAGAAATACATCAGGCACCTGGGTACAACTAGGTAGTGATGATTGGAGAAATTCATGGCCAACAGTACAAGGTACTAAATCGGCGGCACCGGCAGCTGGTTCGTTTATAATTAACGGTGCTTCAGTTAGTTGGTCAGCAGCTTCAAATATGACTGATGTTGCTACAGGTATTAACAGTACTATTCCATTAGGATACACAGCAGGCGTAGTTAACGGTAAACTAGCTATATTCAGTGATGGATCAGTAAGTGGACCAGATTCAAGTTTAGCAGGAACAGTTGTTATTAGTGAATCGGGTGGAACTACTACAATTGATGCTTTAGGGATTAACCCACTTACTAACCCGCAGCCAGCTACATATTATCCACCTGCACTACAAATTAGTAAGCACACAAGTGTTCCAGAATTTAAATCAACTGATACATACAACAGACCTACAGGAAGTGTTTGGATTAAAACAACTACACCAAATGCAGGCGCACGTTGGAGAGTAAAACAGTGGAACACAAGTACAAGATTGTGGGTAGACACAGCTACTCCAATTTATGATACTGCACAAGAAGCACTAGTACAACTTGATAGAACTGGCGGCGGCGAAAACTTATCAATCGGTGATTTATTTGCTGACAGTAATGTTGCACAAGATGCATTACCATTAGGCACATTTAAAATTATGCGTAGAGCAGCTGTTGGTTCAACTAGTATAAGAACTAACAAAACATTAGATACAGATTTCCAAGATCAAGCTACTCATAACTTCCAAATAGAAGCAACAGCACCAGGTGATGCTGAATTTAGCGCACCAACAACTATTGCGTTTGTAGCTGATGCATCTGGTGGAAATACAGCAATAGCTATTGCTAGTGCAATTACAAATGCAGGTATATCATATGTAAGTGCTGAAGTTGATAGTGAAAACAGAGTAATTATTAAACATTCGAAAGGCGGCGAAATGCGCCTAACAGATGGCCAGGGTGCATTTGCATGTTTTACAGCACTTGGTTTAACAGCGTATGATAGTGCAAACTCGACTACTACACGATTCTTAATGGATGAGCCAGGAGTTGATAACACTTCAGGAACTTTACAGTTTAGAGCAAGTAACTGGATGCCACTAACTTATACTCCAAGTGATAATGCAATTACACGTACATCGGCAGATGGCACACTTTGGTATAGTTCAATAGTAGACGAAGTTGATATTATGATCAATAACGGTAGTACCTGGGTTGGTTATCATAACTTTAGTGCAGACTATGCTGATTGCGATCCAGAAGGACCAATTGTAAGTGCTACACAGCCTACTAAACAAACTAACAATGACGAACTAGTAGAAGGTGATCTTTGGATTGACACTAGTGACTTAGAAAATTATCCAGTAATTTATCGTTACAGAAAAGTTACTGATAAGTGGGAACTACTAGACAACGGAGACCAAACTACTGAAAACGGTATCCTATTTGCTGATGCACGTTGGGGCACATCAGGTGCTAATGGCAATACAAAGGCATCAACTGTTGATTTGTTAACAGCTGATTACATTGATTTTGATGCTCCGGATCCTGACTTGTATCCAAAAGGAATGTTGTTGTTTAACACACGCAGAAGCGGCTTTAATGTTAAGCGTTATGTATCAGATTATGTTGATAGTGGCGCACAAAACGTTAGAATGAATAACGAAGAGCAAGGCACTTACGGTAGTGCAGCAGACGGCGTATTTGATCGCTGGGTTACTGAATCAGCTAACCAAGTTGACGGATCAGGCAGCTTTGGACGTAAAGCACAGCGTAAAGTTATTTTACAAGCAATGCAGGCTGTTATTAATAACAACGACGAAGTACGCGACGATGAGTCACGTATCTTTAACTTAATTAGTTCACCTAGTTATCCTGAGCTTATTGGCGAAATGGTTACATTGAACTATGATAGAGGACTAACAGGATTTGTAGTTGGCGATAGCCCTGCAAGATTGTTACCAAATGCAACTTCATTAAATGAATGGGCAACTAACGTTAATGCAGCAGTTGAAGATAATGATGACGGCTTAGTTAGCCGTGACGAATACTTAGGTGTATTTTATCCATGTGGATTTAGCAGCGACAACTTCGGTAATAATGTTGTAGTTCCAGCTTCACACATGATGCTAAGAACTATTGCACTAAGTGACCAAGTTAGCTATCCATGGTTTGCACCAGCAGGTACAAGACGCGGCGGAATTACTAACGCAAGTTCAACTGGTTATATTAGTAGCGAAGGCGAATTTGTAAGTGTAGCACTAAATGAAGGTCAAAGAGATACATTGTATGCACAAGGTGTAAACCCAATTACGTGTATTACTGGTGCAGGCCTTGTTAACTTTGGTCAAAAAACTCGTGCAAGAAATGCAAGTTCACTTGATAGAATTAACGTAGCACGTTTGGTTATCTACTTACGTAGTCAATTAAATCAACTTGCTAAGCCTTACATTTTTGAACCAAATGATAAAATTACACGTGATGAAATTAAAGGTCAGGTTGAGAGCTTGCTACTAGAGCTTGTAGGCCAAAGAGCATTATATGACTTCCTAGTTGTATGTGACGAAACAAATAATACTCCGGCAAGAGTTGATAGAAACGAGCTATACGTAGATGTTGCTATTGAACCTGTTAAGAGTATTGAGTTTATTTACATTCCGCTACGTTTGAAAAACACTGGTGAAATAGCAGGTCTTTAATATGATAAATACATATAACAAATTAGGAGCAAAGTAAATGGCAATTTCAACACTATCAAAAATTACAGTACCGTTAGCTAGCGGTGACTCTGCTAGCAACCAAGGCTTGTTGATGCCAAAGCTCCAGTATCGCTTTAGAGTGTCACTGGAAAACTTTGGTGTGTCAACACCGACGACAGAACTTACTAAGCAGGTAATAGATATTACTCGCCCAACAGTTGCATTTGAGCCAATGGAAATTCATGCATATAACTCAAAAGCATACTTAGCAGGTAAGCATACATGGTCGCCAATAACACTCAATTTACGTGAAGATGTAAACAATGCTGTACAAAAACTTGTAGGCGAACAGCTACAGAAGCAGTTCGATTTTTACGAGCAGTCAAGTGCTGCAAGTGGACAAGATTACAAGTTTACAACACGCATTGAGATCTTAGACGGCGGTAATGGAGTACATACACCAAACGTATTAGAAACATTTGAACTGTACGGTTGCTTTGTTACTAACGCTAACTATAATACATTAGCGTATCAAAACAATGAGCCTGTTACTGTTACATTAGAAATCCAGTATGACAACGCAATCCAAACACCTACAGATACAGGTATTGGCACAGCAGTTGGACGTACACTAGGATCGCTAATCACAGGCGGCGGCGCTTAATACAATTACTGTATAATAATATTAAAAGGGGGCATGATGTCCCCTTTTTTATTATCTGCGTACATAATCTATATAGATAAATATTAGTATGGCAGCTACATCGAACGGATTTTTAGATAATTTAGTAAACGGGATTTTAGGTCCCAAAGGCACTATGGCCGACTGGGCACACGCTAGTCGACTATACGTTGACGGAAATTTAAAACTTGCTCCAAAGAGTAAATTTTTATATCATACATACTTTCAACTAGATCCTATTGTAAGAAGTATACTTCCGGAATTAAAAGATAAACATAATTTAGAAATTGGCATGCTTGTTAAAAGTGCAGAACTGCCAAAGTATACATCTGTTGTTGAAACACGTAACAAATACAATAGAAAGAAAAATGTTCAAACTGGTATTCAATATGAGCCTATTACAATTACATTTCATGATGACAACTACGGTGTAACTACAGCACTATTAGAAGCATATTATAGATATTATTTTGCTGATGCAGGATACGGACGTTTACCGGGTGCATACAATAAAGCAGGCGATGGTGATAATACATATAAAGGGTCTGGCAGAAACCAATTTAAGTATGGTTTAGATAATGCTATTACTGTACCATTTTTTCAAAACATACAAATTAGTCAATTGGCTAAACGTACATACACTACGTATACATTAGTTAATCCAATTATTACAAGTTGGCAACACGATCAATTAGATAATAGTGATGCTAGTACACCTATGCAAAATACAATAACTGTTGCATACGAAGCTGTACATTATACAAGAGGTCCAAGTGATAATAGTAATCCAGATCAACCAGGCCCAACAGGATTTGGTTCATCAGAACATTACGATAAGCAACCGTCACCGATATCGTTACTAGGCGGAGGCCCACTAAGTTTAGAAGGTGCATTTGGCGCTGGCGCTGACTTATATGATTACATATCTAAAGGACAGGGGTTTAGTAGTCCGTTACAAGCAGGCCTTGCAGCTTTCCAATTAATTCGAGGGCTTGAAAATCTAACATCTGAAGGTATAAGAGAAGAAGTAGAAAATTTATTAACAGACACTCTCGGCGACATAGGCGGCACATCTGTCAGTGGAGTAGCTAATACTACAATACCTAGAAATAACAGCATAGGCGGAAGTAATGACACTACGCCTGCTACTGGAGTAAATACAACTACAGCATCTAATACAGTGGTACAGGGATCTACTACTAGACAACTACTTAAAGATAACCCGATTGCTCTTGACGATGCAGCAAAAGCAATATATAAAAATGATTATTTAACTAGTGGCGGCACCGGCGGAGTTAACGGAATTAATCAATCTTGGACAGCATTGCCTGCAGGAACTAGGGATCTTTATAGACAGCAGGCATTGGATACAACAATATGAATAGCGGGTTACCAGTAAGAAATATTACTAAAAAGAGCGACGAAGATGTACGTTTGTTTTTCGACAAGTACTATACAAAATCAATAAATTTTAATGACAATGACTTAAATTCAGTTGTTGGATTTTTTGAAAACAAAGGCTTTGATAAAGCCAGTGCAGTATCTGTAGGCATTGTAATGTTGCAACAAGCCAAACTAGACAATGTAAAAATCTTCAAATTACTTGACACATTAACAGGCTATGAAGATCTACAACTAAGCGCAATTGTAGCCGAAGTTCTTAATTATAATCGAAAGCGTACTAGTGCTGTAGGTTTTAAAAGACAAAATACTGAAAATAGACTAGAAAAAAGAAACTTAATTGAAGGTTCTCCTGCACCTATAATAATAAATAGTGAAGTTGAGAACAACTTCAGTGCAACAGGATTTACATTTGATTCTAGAACAAACACCTGGGACGGAGCATAACACATGGCAAAACAATTAATTAATAGAGGTTCTAATGCAAACGATGGCACAGGCGATAGCTTGCGTGATGGTGCTGACAAACTTAATACTAATTTTTCAGAAATTTATAGTGTATTAGGAGATGGCGAAAATCTACTTACTACTGATATAGACTTCGGAACTAATAAATTGTTACATTCTAACATGGTGTCACAGTTAAATGACTTAGCGGAAATTGATCCATCAAGATATCATGGCTTAGTTATGCATGTGCATGAAACAGGGGCTTTATATTATGCACACGGTGGCGTATGGAGGAAACTGTTAACTGATGCTTCCGGCACTATAGCTAATTACACTGATTCATTAGACACTGTTGCTTATTCAGGAAACTATAACGATCTAAATAGTCGCCCGCAAATACCTAGTGTGTTAACAGATGTTGGTATTACTGATGGTAGTGCAGGACAGGTATTGAGTACTGATGGTACTGGAAATTTTACTTTTAGAGATGTTGTAGCAACTAGTATTGAATTTTCTGATGTAACAGGCAAACCGACAACATTAGCAGGTTACGGGATTACAGATTCCTTTACTGGGCGTTATGAAGACTTAACAAATAAACCAACATTGTTTGACGGAACGTATAGTAGTTTAACAGGTAAGCCGACTATA